GATCGGACGTATCAATGACGGCTGCAGCTCCTTGTGTCATGGATAGTAATCCACAAAGAGGTATCGTGACGAAGGTAGTCGATGGAGATACCATCAACGTGGCGATAGACAACCATACATTTCCTGTACGGTATATTGGGATGGATACTCCTGAGCCAGGAGAGTCGATGGGGTTACAGGCTAAGACGCAGAATGCCCTGTTCGTTGAAGGTAAATCTGTGACTCTCTATCGCGACAAATCCGAAACCGATAAATACGACCGGCTTCTCCGATACGTGTTCGTTGGAGGCCTTTTCATAAATTATGAAATGGTGAAAACGGGATATGCGGAAGCAAAAAGCTATTCACCAGATACGGCTTGCGACAGCTACTTTGCTCAAACTCAGATAGAGGCAATGGCCGCCAGCCTGGGATTATGGGGTGTATTGCCGCCTACAGAGGCACGTATATCGTCTCCGATAGTTGTGGGGACTACGAGTAATTGCGATCCGGCTTACCCCACGGTTTGTATCCCGCCACCGCCGCCCGATTTGGATTGCCCTGATATTCCATATACCAATTTCAAGGTTTTGCCGCCAGATCCTCACAATTTCGATGGCAATGGGGACGGGGTTGGGTGCGAAGGCCCATAACGTTTTTACTTTAAACAAAACTTCCTCGAATAGAGTATGATAGAATAAGTGTTCTAATATAGGAAACCCCGCGATGCAGAGACATCCGGGGCGACGGTCAGAGCCGGTTTAGGCGGCTGACAGATGGATTTTATCACTTTTCAGGCCGCCCAGACATGGGTGGCCTATTTATTATCTCAAATATAGTCGAGGTTATTATGAATCCGAAATCTCCTTTTCAACCAGAATCAAAACTTGTGGTGTACTTGCGCGATTCGGGCGGCGACGAGCAAGAAATGAGCATCGAGCAGCAGGAGGACGTACTGCGTAAATGGTGCGTCGAGAGCCAATACCTTATCACGCGGGTATTCGTCGATCGGGCTAAGCCGGGATCGTCGGTAGTGGGTAGAGAGCAATTCCTGGAGATGATTGATCATTTCCGACAACCTGACTGCCAGGAGACAGGAGTAGTCTTCTGGTCGTACAGTCGTTTCGCTCGCAACTACGACGAATCACAGTTCTACAAGTCCGATCTGCGTCGGCGTGGTTTTATTGTCCATTCGATCAGCGACAACATCCCAGAAGGTCTACATGGTAAATTGATCGAGGCGATCATCGAATGGAAGGACGCCATCTTCCTGGAAGATCTCTCGAGAGACGTGCGGAGAGGCCTGCAAGCCTTGGTGGAGAGATACGGAGCGGTACCAGGCACGCCTCCCAGGGGATTCACCCGCGAGCCGGTGCAGATCTCTAGCCGAAGGGATGGCAGACCAAGGGTAGTACATCGCTGGGTGCCGGATCCGGAGCAAACCCACCTGGTGCGCTTAGCTTTCCAGATGCTGCTGGATGGCAAATCGCTGGCTGAAATCCAGGAGGCGACGCATTTGTATAAAGGTATCAATTGTTACCGGACTTTTTTCACGAACCCTATCTACAAAGGAGAGCTGCGTTATGGCGACCTGGTGATCGATGATTATTGCGAACCCATAATGCCTCCCAATGTCTGGGACCAGGTCCAGCTAGTTCTGGAAAAGAGGTCGCAAATGAAACACTTAAGCGGAGAAAATCCCATGCATCCCCGTCGAAGCGTTCCAACTTACTTACTATCGGGATTAGTCTATTGCGCCAGATGTGGTTCACCCATGTGTGGGTTGAGCGTGAAAAAGACCGGTGGGGATTATTACGAACGCTACGGGTGCAGCCGAGCGCATCGAAACCGAGACTGCGATTCTCAGCCGATTCCACGCATCTTCTTGGAAAATTTGATCATCCAAAATCTCAAAGAATACCTGCTCACCTTCGACAATTTGGTTGGATTACAAAATACGCTTAAGCGATCGGATCAAGAGCTGCAAGAGAACCTGAGGCGATCCCTTGACGCTCTCCAACAGCGGTTGTTTATCGTGCGGCGGCGATTGGCGAATATTGCAGAGGCGGTAGCTGAAGAAGGCAGCTCGAGGCATTTGCTGAATAAGCTCAAGGAACTGGAGACTGAGGAAGCCGATATCTTAGCGAAACAGACCAAACTAGACACATTAATCAGCCAAACCAAGCAGGAGAATACTGCCCTACTTTCAGAATCCGCGATTGCCGCCATGGTGGAGAGGGTATGTGGGAAACTTGACAGCAATCCGATGACTGTGCGTGCAACTCTTCGAAGCCTGATCGAGCGGGTGATAGTGGAACGGGATGGGCAGGTGATACGTGCACAAATCCAGTTCTATTACCCACCCGAAGAAAGGCCTCCACCTGCAGAGGGTGATATAATTGGAAGTACGTATATAGTTGACCCCAGCTTGGGGGCACCTCGCTATAGACATACTTTTACCTACAGCTTCACCACGAAATGGATAAGGAAGAAGCGAACGGTAAAAAGACGCCTTTAGAAGAAAACTCCCAGTTGGCAACAGGGAGTTTTATTTTATGAAAGATAGCGGCTTCCCACTATTTATTGGCTTTGATACTCTTGAAGAATGGCTTACATCCATCGACCACACTCGACCGGTCTTTGCCAACCTGGTGATTGAGTACGGCAAAATCGGCCTGTACGACATACGCACAGACCAGAAAGTGATTATCGTGGCGCAACCGATCACAGATCTTGTTTATTATTGCCGACTACCAATCAGTGAGCTGCAATATATGGGGAGTAAACCATTCAATCCGGACCACGACCAACGCATGAAGCAGGCTCAGCAAGCTTGGGAAATCGTGGAAACGTGGCTGCTCGAGCAGGGTCTGACTTTTCACAAGGCTGTGATAGCCGTTCCTCAATATTTAAAGCTATTGGAAGGAAAAGCGAATTTCCTGATATTCGATAACGATACTCAGAATTATCAAAGACAGTCGTAAATGGTACAATTGTTCTGGTTACAGTTGTGCTGGCTTCTATGGAAGAAACCGACCCACGAATTACCGAAGATGACGAGTCTTCTTTGCGATGGTTGATAAAACAATTCAGGCCCGGGCAATGGCAGCAGATGGCGAAAGCTATACGACTCATCCGGGAGAACAGCGGTTATGGGCGTTTCTCGTTCGTAGTCAGGGATGGAGCGATCCAAGACCATCCGAAAGTTGAAATTTCTCTTTGACCTATTGCAAATCACCTTGTTCCGTGGTATAAAATAATCAGACTCTAGACACCAGGTTGTTCTGGCGGGGTCGCCAATATTGGCGACCCCGTTTTTATTTAATCAAAAACTCGAAAGGAAGGTTCAAATGTCTGCTGAATTGCTTGTCTCGATTGTTACGGTGGTAATGTCCCTTTTCTTTGCTTACATACCAGGAGTGAAGAAATGGTATGACGCTTTGCCTAGCGAAATTAAGGCGACGGTTATGGGAACATTGCTAATTGTTGCTTCTCTGTCGATCTTCGGATTAGCATGCAGTGGTTTGGCTGCGGACCTGCAGATCGCGATCACTTGCGACAAAATTGGCGGCATAACCTTAGTCAAAGTCCTGATCTCAGCCCTGGTTGCCAACCAATCCACTTACATGCTGGCAGTGCGCCCATTCAAGAAACCTTAAGCCATGTCTGGCCCGGCCACCGGCACGAAGGCGGCTCTTGAGGTTCTGACAAATACAGTCGAGCTTGGTTTCAAATCTCAGGGGGAGGACATTGGCGAGGTCAAGGCCGAACTTCATGCTCTTAGAAATAATATAGCCAGTTACGGCGCAGACATGTCTGCGCTCAACGAATGTATCAGGGGGAAAGATGGTTTGATCGAGCATGTGCAGGAGATAGACAAAAGGGTGGATGGCATAAAGAAAATAAGCTATCTCGGTGACGCTATTATTGCGGGTATATCAGCCGGTATGTCGATCGTGGCTGGCTGGTTCGGCGCTCATAAATGATCCTCGGTTTTGGTTGTGTCGAAATTCATGACAGCATGATCTGGATCGTGCTTCTGATTTTCCTGCTCGGCTTCATCGCTGGTTTTCTGATTTGCTTACTACTTGGCATCCTGGAGATGACCAAGTCGTACAAGGACAGATATGAGCGATTTTACCCACCGCAATGACTGCCTGAACTGCAAGAGATATGGCTGCTGGATCCTGATCCTGGCGCCGCTGGCTGTGATCCTGGCCTGGATGTGGAGCTGGACCAAACGACCGGCGCACATCGGCCCAGGGATCAAGGCGCCTTGGCAAGACCGGCTGCTTTTATACATTCGTGAGCGCCTGGGAGGCTATCCATGGTAGAGGAAAAATTGCCTTTCACGTCGATGTTCGGCTGCCTGAAAGCGGATGAGCAGCGGCGATCGCTTTATACCTCGCGCTATCCGGTGCGTCGATTTTTCGAGGAGGCAAGGCCAGCCAAGAACGTCAACGTAAAAAAGAAGCTCTTGCATGTGCCTCCGCCGATGCGTGAGCAGACCATGAACTCATGCGTGTTGGAGACGGTATGCACTTGCGCAGCGATGCTCAATTCGTATCCCGGCGCTTGGAAGATGCCAAAAGGTGGAACTCCGACCACTGAAGTGATGGTCTACGATTCCATCGAAGCATACACCAGGGCCAGGCTGAGCGATCTCGATCCAAACACGGATCCACCGAATGACGTGGGCACTTATCCCTGGGCTGGATTTCAAATAGCGGTGACTGGGGGGCTGTCGCGCATGGTAAGACCAGGAGTATATGAGACTCCCGATGTCAGGGACGGCTTCCAGGCATTCTACTGGTGTCAAACCATTCAGGAACTTATCGAAGTCTTTCGAGACGCGAAAAAACCGGCCGGCCTGGCTCTGATGTGGTATGAAAGCTACAACTTTCCCATTTTCGATAATGGCGATTTCGTGATTGATGGCTTCAATCGAGGTCGGGCGATCAGTGGTCACATGGTAACCGGTCGGGGATTCGTCGACGAGCTGGCCGCTGATGGAATCTACCTCCGCAACTCTTGGGGCAAATGTTACCCGGGAAGAGTCCGGATAACTCTCGACGAGATGGGCTTCCAGCTTGCGAACGGCGCGGAAATCGTGGTCCCGATTGACAACCCTTGGAGGACATGAGATGTCTGAGGTCGGTCATTGCAGCGAAGGCCTGGCGTTTCCCGAAGAGCTTGAGTTAACACCGCGTGAGCTGGAGCTGTCCAGGATAATAGGGAAAAAGGCGTTTGAATACGCGGCGACTGCTAATAAGTACACAATTTATAGCCCATTTCGGGGGGATTATAGAATCACTCAATATTACAACTCAATTTCTCATAAAGGGATCGATTGGGGTTTACCCAACTTTACATCGCTATATTGCCCATTTCCAAGCGGCGAGGTAACTTTCGCTGGATTAACCAGCGATGGGTATGCGTGGAACATCCGGATCGTGGATGCCACTCAAGGTCTTATGTGCGTACTAGCGCACATGCCAGCTACTGGCGCATTTACTGTCAAGGTGGGCGACAAAGTTACTTGGCAAACGCTGATTGGCTATAGCGACAACACTGGAAACAGCACCGGTCCGCATCTTCACATGGAGATCAGGCTTGCACCTAACTTTATGTATTCGAGTGCGATCAATTTCCTATCGGAGATCGATGCATTTCCGACGGATGTAACGCCAATACCGGAGTTCGAGATCCCAGATTTTCCAAGCTTGCCAGAAGGAAGAACATCGGCACTGATTACAAGATGGGTCAACGTCCGGGCTTTGCCCACTGAATATAGTCAGGACTTGGGCGATATCTATCCTGGCCAGGTTGTGGAAATATTCGGTTACGAGATCGATGTAAAAGGCAATGTGTGGTTTGCAGTCAAGCGCGGCAAACTGGTTGGTTGGGCGGCGGCATACTACAGCAAGCAGGCGTGGCTTCAGTTGGTAGAGGCAGGATGATGACGAAGTGGGATATGGGGATACTCTCCTGGTTGAAAGAAAACGAACCGACTGTCATCGAGGGGATGTGGGACGACAAGGAGTGGAGGAATTTACTCAGGCAGCTCAATGAAACTTCAGGACAGGTTGAAGATCCGGGAGCAAAGATCGATCTAGCTGAAGAACTACGCTCTAAATGGGGCGTGGAAGCTGGACAACTCTGGGAGATCCCGAGCAAGGCGACTCCAGGGAAAATCCACAAGCTCCTGTGTGGCAACAGTACCAACTTTGATGATGTCACCCGATTGATGGCTGGTCAGAGAGCTATGTTGTTTGCCACCGATCCACCATACTTGGTTGATTACGACGGCACCAATCATCCAGGCGGGAAGGATTGGGGCGCTCATTATCACGACCTCGACCAATCCGATCAAGGGGAAGGCTTATATGATGGATTCATATCTGCGGCAATTTCCCATGCGATAGTCGAGAATGCTGCCTGGTATTGCTGGCACGCCAGCCGGAATCAATCGATGGTGGAGCAAGTATGGCGAAAGCATGGTGTGCTGGTGCACCAGCAGATCGTGTGGATCAAGAATCGACCGGTGCTCACTCATTCCTGGTATTTGTGGAAACACGAACCGTGTTTCTTTGGTTGGCTCGAGGGAAAGAAGCCCAGGCGCGCCTCGGATGAATTCAGCTCAACCGTCTGGCAATTTGACACTCCAGATGGCGAGGATCGGGTCGAGCACCCCACTCAAAAACCCATTGAAGTCTTTGTCATTCCGATGCTGCAACACACTTACCCGGGTGAGTTATGTTATGAGCCGTTTTCGGGTAGTGGAAGTCAGTTAGTAGCAGCGGAGTCAATCGGTCGAATCTGCAACGCGATGGAGATCGTACCGCAGTTTGTGGCAGTATCGCTGCAGCGTCTGGCAGATCTGGGTCTCGAGCCGAGGTTGGTAGATTGATGTGGGCGAGATTGTTTTCGATCTTGAGAATCCTTTGGGGCGCCTTCCTGGTGAGAGTTTGCGTGCAAACCAGGCATTGCGTGATTATGCTTTGCAGGGACCGGGCCGGAGTCAGCGTAAGCTTTTCGAGCAATACCGACAGCAAATTGACAGCAAGACGACAGCAGAAAAACCACCAGCAAAACGTCTGCGCACTCTGGCTGAATGGTCGAGCCGATTTGCTTGGCAGGGGCGAGTTGAAGCTTGGGAGAGGCTCATGGATGCGACCGATGAGCAGAAATGGGCTGAAAGAAGGCATCAATTACGAGAAGATGAATGGGAGATTGGCTTGGCTTATCTGGAACTGGTGCGTAACGGTTTGGCAGAAAGCCCAAAGTTCATCAAGACCCAAAGACGAATCGTGCGAGAGACAGGTCAAGAAATCATCACATTGGCGATTGACCTTGCATCGCTTGCAAAAGCAGGTGAGGCTGGAGATCGCTTATTGCGCATTGCTGCAGATATGAGCGACCATATTATCAAGCAGAAAATCGACCAGCACGTCGACGTGGTGGAGATGACGCTGGATGAATGGAAGGAAGAACAAAAACGGCGCCAAGAGCAAGTCCGTCAGGTCATGGAAACCTTCGAGGAACCCAAAGCGTGAACCTCTCCGAGCGTTGCCGATACCTGATAGACAACCTGGACCTGCCGGCGGCCAGCGGCGTGGAAGATGCGCGCTGGGAATACTTCCAGCTCGCGCATTTGTCTGACGATACTCCATTCCGCATCGAGACCAAGGCGCGGCAAATTGCCTGGAGCTTCACTATGGCAGCGGAGGCGATAGTGGTTGCGGAACTATACGGAGAGTCTACCGCTTTCGTGAGCTTCAACCTGGACGAAGCTACCGAGAAAATTCGCTATGCTAAAGCGATCCACGACAATCTCCAGCTCTCCCAACGGCCGAGGCTGACCAGGGAGAACATCTTAGGGCTGGAATATGACAATGGAGCGCGCATTCTTTCTCTGCCGGCGCGACCGCCGCGAGGCAAAGCCAGGATGAACGTGATCCTGGACGAGTTCGCCCACACCCAGCGAGACCGCGAGATATACACTGCAGCGATGCCAATTATCACCAAGGGGGGACGGATGCGGATCGGGAGCTCTCCCTTGGGCGCCTCTGGTGTGTTCTGGGAAATCTACGAGCAGAAATTGCGGAAGTACCCGGGCTACGTGCGCAAGCAAACACCGTGGTGGGAGATTTATGCTTTTTGCATAGATGTCAAGGAGGCACGAAGGCTGGCGCCGTCGATGTCTACTGCGGAGCGGGTGGAAAAATACGGCAACGAGCGCATCAAGGCGATTTACGAGAACATGCTGGAGGAGGACTTCCAGCAGGAGTATGAGGCTACATTTGTAGATGAAACTACGGCCTGGATACCCTGGGAAGTAATCCAGCGCAACCAGAATATCTTCGAGCAGGGAGGGATGAAATACTGGCATGCCGAGACGGTCGAGCAAGCGCTGGCGATGATCGATGAAATCCACGACGAGTACCGAGCTGGCAAGATCGAGCCTGCCTTGGTCGGCGGGATAGACATCGGGCGCAAGAAGAATCTAACAGAAATGATAGCCCTGGGCAAGACCACCACAGGACAACTTCCGCTGCGGCTGATGATATCACTGGACAACGTGGAATTTGATGACCAGCAAGGCTGCTTCGAGAAGGTGATCACCAGTCTGCCGTTTACGCAGGTCTTGATCGACAAGAACGGGCTGGGCATGCAGTTGGCCGAGAACCTGGAAAGAACCGGCAGGGCTGAAGGTGTGGACTTTACCAATGCTACCAAGGAACTGTGGGCGGTGCAGGCGAAGCTGCAGATGGAGCGATCCAACGTACCTATTCCACTAGACCGAGAGCTGGCTTACCAGATACACTCCATCAAGAAGATAATTACCGCAGCCAAGAATGCGGTATTCGACACAGCAAGGAATGAGAAGCACCACGCAGATAAATTTTGGGCTTTGGCGCTGGCGATCTGGGCGGGAAGCGGTGAGCAAGCCTCTACCTGGGAGGACGTGAAAGATCTGGGAACGGTGGATGATTATAATAGCCCATGGGCTTGAGGTGAGAGATGATGAACTTATTTAGGAATAGAAATCGGCGCCAGCCAGAAACAATCTCGCTACGAGATCGCATCAGCCTATTAGAGTTACAGCAAGAGGAAACAAAACAGAATGATAAGTGGTCAGAGATCGGCTCGTCCGGTTTGCGGGCGTATGCCGGCTACATCACCGAGGCCTATACTAAGAAGCTGGAATGGCCTTCTTGCTGTGATGAATATAATCGCATTTGGCGCAGCGACCCTGAGATCGGGATTGCCAAGACTGTAATCCAGGCGTTTGCCTCGCGGATGTCTCTATCGTTTACCTTGCCAGAGAGAGACGAGCAACCGTCGGATGACGACAAGAGAGCCTGTGATTTCGCCGACCAGTGCCTGGAAGACCTGGAGGGCGGGGCATCAGCCTGGATATCTTCCTGCCTATCGCGGGTTCTGTTCTACGGCTGGGGTTGGTGGGAAGCACCGCCGGCAATGCGGGATCCGAACTGGAAGCCCCCAGACGACGACCCCTGGCGATCCAACTACGACGATGGCTTGATCGGTTTCAGGCGGTTGGCTTTTCGTCACTACAAATCGTTCTCCAACTGGGAGATGGATGAATCCAACCGGCGAGTGACGGGCATAGTACAGATCGATCCCTACGGCAAAATCGTGACCATTCCCCTCGACCGCTCCCTGCACGTCAAGTTCGGGGATCTGGACAACCCCGAAGGTCTGGCGACCATGGAGGCCATCTGGCGCATGGAGCGGGTCAAGTACGGGCTGGAGGTGGTGTTCGGGATTGGGGCGGAGCATACCGCAGGTCACCTGAGCGTGACCTCGGAGAAAGGTCCGTTGGACGACCAAGCCAAAGCCGCTATCAAAGCCGCAGCCAGAAACATCATGAGTGCGCACGAGGGCAACTACGCCGCCTGGCCAGCCGGTTACAAAGGTGAGCTGGTGGACGTTCCCTTCCAAGGCGGCACTGTAGTATTGGATGCGATTCGCTATTGGGGCATCCTGAAGCTGGCAATATTGAATATGCAGTGGATGGCGCTAGGAACGCTATCCCCATATGGCAGCTATTCGGCTTCTGAAGACGCCAGCAATTTCTTTGTGGCGTGGTTCAACGCTGTGGCTGCTGGCATCGTAAAGCAGGCCGATGAGCAGATCGGGAAGCGTCTGTTCGATTACCCGGTCAACAAT